CTTAGGCTCGGGGAATGTGCCCGCGCTAATGTGCCGCTCGAACTCGTGTACCGCATTAGTGATAGCCGCATGCGTAACATTATGCGGTGGGAAGACGTGAACGACCAGTTTGCGGGCGCCGTAGCAGGTGATCAGCACGCCGAAATTGGCGTCATGACACATCATGCCAGCCTGTAGCTGGATCGGACCTCGATACAAAGGCGGGTCATCAGCTCGCTCGAATACGGTCGTGAACTTGGCCTCGAGCACACCGCGACCGAACAACTCAATCTCGCCGCTGTCGGTCATCACATTGATACCTTGCTCGGGCTGATGTCTGATCGTCATCGGTATTGGAAGTTTGATCAGGCCATCGTCGGAATACCACAGATCCATCGCCGGATGTTTCTTCGCTTTTTTGCCGTGTTCGTATTGGTAGATCCTGCTAGGATCCAGCCCGATCATGCGTGCGCCACGCTCGAGAATAACGTCCTCGGTCGCGTTGCCAATCGCAATCTGCAAGCTGTCGATGGGGTCCGGCTCGATGCCATCGCGGGCAGCCATCGCCTCGGCCAGCACCTGCTGTGGTGTCTTGAACGGTGAGTAACCCATGAATGCCGGAAGCACACTTCCAGACAAATGGGTATTGGGGCTAAGTTTAGCCATAAGGTTCGCTCCTCTGTTTTAGTTGGCGGGGGCTTCGCACCCCCTTGGTGTCAGTTTGTGAGTTGTTCCGGCGGGTCTTCAAACACACTGGAAAAGTTGCCGCCAATATTCAGGGCCAGGCTGGTGCAATGTTTATCGTTAAGATTCATTGACCAACATGGCGCAATGCCATCGTTGCCAGGGATGCCGACATTCAGCACCACCCATTCATCTCGCTCAATCTGTACCACGCTTCCCACTTCGATCATAAGTCACCTCACAATCTGGTTTCAGCTCTTGGTAATCGGGCCAGGCGCCAGCGCATACGTTCTCGATGTACACGCGCTCGGCTTCGATCTCATCCTGGTAGCTCATTGTGCTGACCATCAAGATCAGCATAGCCATTAAAACTGCAAAAATAATGGGCTTCATGGCGTCTATCCTTCGACTCGATCGTGAAACTTAACCGCACCAGTAAAACCAGGAACCATCGCCTCGACCGCTTCACGGAATCGGCTGTCGCTGGTATGCCCAAAGTTACCGCCGAACATATACCACTTACCGCTATCGATTAACTCGACTGGCACTAAGATCGGGTTGCCTTTGCCGCCGCAGCTTGGTCCCTCGATCAACATCACTCCAGGATGATCCTCGGTAGGCTCGAATGGACCTTCGACATTCATCACGCAAACTCGGTCAAACCTGGCGCTCACTCCGTTGGCGCTGCAATCCGTTCCCGCTCTTCTGTAAACATCAATATTAATTCCCATGTCTTTCGCTCCTTGGTTGATTTCCCAGACGCTCCTCCTGGAGCGTTTCGGCCAGTATCACCTGGCCTCGTCAGTGGGTTAGGCGAAGAGCTCGAGGTTCTCTTCCAGGGCAATCTTGGCCGCTTCGAGCTTGGCGTTCTTGGCGACCAGGTTCTTCTTGAGCTTGGCGATCTTCTCGTCACGCTCGGCGATCACTCCGCGTAACTCCTCGACCCGCTTCACCAGGTCGGCGACATGCTCCTCTTCCTCCTTGATGTGGGCGGCCATCTTGCGAGCTGCCTCTTTCATCATGACGTTGATCAGCATCTTGACCGCGTTGGCGTCATTGTCGTGCCACTCGGGATGTTCGCAGGCGTTGTACTCATACTTCGCGAGCAGGTTATACATGCCCTTAGCGCCGTCTCGGTTGGTCGCGTATGGGATCTCTTTGACCACCTCACACTTGTAGATGTAGTCCGCGTTAGCCATCCCAGCGCAAGGCCCCATGTCTGGGTATCGATACTCGACGCTTCGGATGTTCTCGTCAGCCAGGTCGCGAGCCAAGTCATTGGCGTTGTGCCAGCACTCAGTCAACACGCGTGGCTTGCAAGTCATGTGAAATGCAGCGTTGGCGATCATCGCAATGTCTTTGGGATCCAGTAAGTATGCGCTCATGTTGTTGCTCCTTGTTTGTGATTAACCTTGATTCCGGTGTTCACATTAGCGATATCGGATGATAGAGTCAACCCTCTGATGCAAAAAAATTTGGATTATTTTATGAGACGCCAAAAGACCAGTGAAAACAATAAGTTACAGTCGTTCTACTTGCGTATGCCAGAGGACTTAATCGAGGAAATTCAGGCCCAGGCGCAAGAAAAAAATATCAGCAAGGCGGCGATGGTGGTCGAGCTGTGCCGCCAAGGGTTGCGCCATCCCGCAGTCAGTCAGGACGTTAGCGACTGGTTGCAAAGGAATGCGTAGGGTCAACATCACGATACCAGGACAGCCGAAAGCCAAGGGTCGGCCCAGGTTCGCTCGAGGCCGAGCATACACGCCGAGATCGACGCTCGATTATGAGCAGCGGGTAGGCGAGGCAGCGCGACAAAAGATCAAGGATCCGACCGGCAGAGACGTGCAGGTGGACATACTGGCGGTATATGCGATCCCCAAAAGCTGGCCCAGGGCACGCCAGGAGGCAGCCAGGCGCGGCGAGATCACGCCGAAAAAGCCGGATATCGACAACGTGATCAAGATCATCCTGGACGGATTGAACGGTGCAGCGTATGTGGATGACAGCCAGGTGCACATGATTTCAGCCGAGAAGACCTACGGAGACGAGCCGAGGGTCGAGATCGAACTAAACTTTTAACCATGCTTTAACCAAAGGAGAGGAGCGAATGAGTAAGTGGGACTATGAGCATATAGAAACGATGAAGGCCGAGCGGGTCGAGCGGTTCGATCAGATCAGAGCATCGATCAAGCGCAGCGCAGTGGCCCAGCAAGGCGCCTTCACGACAGAAGAAATCATCAGCTATCTGAAGTGCAAGCGGGGTACAGCTCGCCAGGTATTAGACGATATGGTCGAAGACAGCGAGCTAATCAAGACCGTGACAGCTAAGGGACATAACATCTACCGGCTGAATGGCGGCGCCAATTACTGGTTGCAGAGACTCTGGCGATGAGGCCGCCGGATATCAGACCAAAGGATCTGCGGAAGTATTCCATCATCCCGTTTAACGCAGTGATGGATAAGCGCATCAATCGAACGCGAGCCATCCAAGTGCTGGCAGTCGTGTGCAGTTACGTGGACAGAAACGGCGTTACCTTTGTCAGCCAGGACCGAATAGCGAGCGACCTGGGGATCAGTCGGCAGGCAGTGAACAAGCAGATGCGGATACTGCGCGAGCTGGGCTATTGGGTTTATGCCCGCAAGCGCAGCCAGGATCAGAAAACGCAGTCAATCAAGATCATTTATGACGAATCAATCCGAACCGAAGAGGAGGCTATGAGCAACCAAAAGCCAGAGCATCAGATCGAAATGAGAGAGGAATCATCGCTTAACGATATCCCAATAGGCCCTAAAACAGGTGAAACCCCAGAAGTTGCAGGTGAAACCTCTAGGGTTGCAGGTGAATCAGTACCAGGTGCAACTTTTTCGAGCCCAGGTGAAACCTCTGAGGTTGCGCGACCTGAAACCTCTGAGGTTGCACTAGACGAGAACATTAACGTAGTTAACGGGGAGTTTAAGGAAATGGTTAGACGTTACTGTAATCACTTTTTGAGAGCTGGCGACACACTTGGACAGCCTCGGACAATTTCGGAGCGAGAGGAGCAAGTCATGGGTCGATGGATCAGTCACGGTCTGCTCGAGGCAGAATGGCGGGTGATCCTGGCTGATCACGTCAAATACTGCCGCGAGAAGCGTCGAGACTACGCTCGAGGACTCGGATACTTCGAGGAACCCGTTAAACGCTCTCTGAGCCGCGTTCCCAATGCCACCGCTAGGCAACTATTGGCGAGCATCAAAAGCCGCTCACAGAGCACCAGGTGAAGTCTGAGGGCATGTTCGAGCATAGGTTGTAGGTCACAGTCGCATCATAGGCGCATCATGCCTACCGGATGACGCAGGCCAGGCACAGGTTAGTGAGCACTCACTCACATCGACGACCGACTCTCAGTCGCGCGCGCACACGCACCCCTGCGCCCCCGCCCCCGCGCATGTTACGTGCAGTCCCCCTCAGCAATATTTTCCGGTTTTTCATGAAAGGGTTGCCGATATCGCATTCGCATGGCATATTGTGGGTCCACTAACTAAGTGATAACAGAGGAGTGTTTCACATGAAACGTTATAACGTAAGCCAAGCCAAGGAAGTCCCGAACCGAGATAAGCCCATCTGGCTGAAGCATGGGGTTGCCTTTGAGCGCGATGGCAAGATCCGGATTAAGCTGGAGTCGCTACCGCTGCCCAACGAGAAGGGTGAGGTCTGGTTGTCATTGTTCGAGGACGATGGATCCAGGGGCGTGACAACTCAGCCATCGAGCGACTTCGATGATGATATTCCGTTCTAATGCGGCCTTTTGGATTCAAAAACGGGGTGCTGATCTTCAGTGCCCCAAAGGATCCCGACTTTAAAGACTGGACCCAGAAGCCGATACCGACGATCAAGGACATAAGGCGGGAGTATGCCAAGAAAGACCGGCAACGAAGATGGCGCGAAGCGCAAAACTACCAGTGATAAATTGCCGCCATTGGGTAGATTTGGGGGTGTGCGCCAGGTTCAGCAAAGAATCCGGCGATCTGAGACGCTGCACCAGCACAAAGAGGCGGTGGCCCAAGAATTAATCTCGCTGGGTACGGCGAACATTACTGATATTGTGAATTTAGATGGGACGGTGAAGCCGATGAGCGAGATACCGGACCATGCCTTGCGAGCGATTAAGAAAATCAGCGTGCGGGGCGATGATGTGACGATTGAGATGCACGATAAGGTTGCGGTGTTGCGCGTTCTGGCGAAAGCGGCTGGGATGCTGGAGACCGAGAAGGACCAGGAGCGCCCATCGATTGTGGGCATCAACATGAAGGGACCGGACCCGGCGCTGCTGGAACCTGGTTATACAACATACGAGGAATCCGATGGCTGATCTGCCGAGTCTTGATCTGGATTTTTCTAACTCACCGACCGTCTGGAAGTTTATTAACGACGATTCTTTTGTTCGAGGGTTGATGGGGCCGGTTGGTTCCGGTAAGTCTTATGGGTGCGCGGCTGAGATTATGCTTCGCGCTGTCAAACAAAAGCCTTCCCCTCGGGATGGGATTCGGTATACTCGATTTGTGGTTGTCAGAAACACGTATCCCGAACTACGCACGACAACAATAAAAACATGGCAGGAGTTGTTTCCCGAGGGCGTATGGGGAGGGATGCGCTGGCAACCGCCCATTACTCATCACTTGCGATTACCCGCTCGAGGCGATGCGGCTGGTATTGATTGCGAGGTGATCTTCCTGGCGCTCGATACGCCGCAGTCTGTTCGCAAGCTGTTATCGCTCGAAATCACCGGCGCCTGGTGCAATGAGGCGCGTGAATTACCCAAAGCCGTGATCGATGGGCTGACCCACCGCGTTGGCCGTTATCCAACAAAAGCCGATGGCGGCCCGACCTGGTACGGCATCTGGATGGATACGAACCCACCGGACAATGATCACTGGTGGCATACGCTGGCCGAGAAGGAACCGATCAAAGGAGAGTTTCCTTGGGTGTTTCACCGGCAACCTGGCGGTGTGCTGCCTGTATCTAAAGACGATCTGCCCGAGAACCCAGAAGCGAATGGATTTATTTTTTCTGGCGGTAAATGGTGGATGGTTAATCCGACCGCCGAGAACCGGAACAACTTGCCCCCTGGTTACTATCAACAGCTATTGGGTGGCAAGAATGCTGATTGGATTCGTTGCTACGCCCAAGGCATGTATACATTCGTCCAGGAGGGCCGACCCGTCTGGCCCGAGTACGATGATGAACTGATGAGCGCGGAGCTGGAGCCAGACCCGTACTATCCCGTACAGATTGGCGTGGACTTTGGTTTGACGCCTGCGGCTGTCTTTGGTCAACGAACCAATGGCGGTGCGTGGCGGGTGCTCGATGAGCTGGTTTCGTTTGACATGGGCCTGGAGCGATTTGGTCAAGAGCTGCAAGCCAGGGTCGCGGAGCGATACAACAAGAACGAGATTCTGATCTGGGGCGATCCGGCGGGTAACAAGCGGGATGAGATCTACGAGGTGACAGCCTTTGATCACCTAAGATCAATAGGCTTCAAAGCGCAGCCGACTGACAGCAATGCTTTCCAGGTGCGTAGGGAGGCTGGCGCTGCGCCGATGAGTCGATTGATATCAGGCAAGCCTGCTTTACTGGTCGACAAAAAATGCCTGCGGCTGCGTAAGAGTTTGTCGGGTGGGTACTTCTTCAAGCGGCAAAGTCTTGGCGCGGGTCAGGAACGATTCAAGGATACGCCGGTCAAAAACGATCACTCGCACGTTGGGGACGCATTCGGATATCTCATGCTGGGTGGCGGCGAACAGCGGCGCTTGCGCCGTGGCACTTATCAATCCTCTGGCGGGACTTATACGGCCAACACTGATTTCAGTATCTTCTGATGATCCAGCTCCCGACTTTGCGGCTGGCAAACAATTTGGTGATCGTGCCGTTTTCGCAACATCACTTGCTATCTCTGGAGCTAAAGCCGTTCGAGAAAGAATACGTCGAGACAATTCCCGATTATTACGAATACGTTGGCGAGAATGCCGTACCAGGATTCTCATGGACCGCTATGTCATACAGTAGACCGATAGCGGTATTCGGCGTCCGACCACTCTGGCCTACCAATTTTGAAGCATGGCTCATTCCAGGCGAAGGCATAGAGAACAATGCGATATCTGTGTTGCGCGGCGCTCGCCACATTCTGGACAGTATTTTTACAGAATTTGATTTGATGCGATTGCAGATTACGGTAAGATGCGAAAATGAGATAGCATTTAATTTCGCAAAGCGGTTAAGATTCAAGGTAGAATCTGTGATGCGTAGGTTTGGTCCTGAAGGGGCCGATTATTATCTAATGACAAGGATTAAAGAATGAGCGGATTATTCAAGCGTCCTAAAGCACCGAAGCCAGATCCCAAGATGATCGAAGCTCAAGAGCGAGCTGAGGCCAGGGCAGAGGCGGCAGAAAGGGAATTGCAAGAACAAATCGCAGCGCGTAAGCGAGCGCGTCGAACCGGCGGCTTGCGAATGCTGTTATCGCCCACGAGGGTTCAAAGCCAAATGGAAGAAAGACGCGCAACACTAGGCGCAGGAGGATAACTTGCGGCGGCCTGGCGTATCCTTGATCCCCAGGGGGTAACTTCGCTCCTCGTCCCCGCCCCCAAATCCAGGTCGCCGCATTTTTTTTTGGAGGAATCATGCCCAAGAAAATTAAAAAGAAACTGATGTTGAGCGCGGAGCGTTTAGGTCTCAAAGGCGAGCGTAAGCAAGCCTATGTTTATGGGACTTTGCAGAAAATTGAAAAAGCTGAAAAGCGTAAATAGGAGTTTGCATGGCAATTTTGGATCGAGACACTGGCCTGGTTGAAGCGTCACTCAGCGCACAGAATACGTTTTGTGATGGGCTTTATACCGAAAAAGAATTTAATTTCTCAATTCAAGGGACTTGGGTTGGTACGATCACTGTTCAGCGCAGCCTGGACCGAGGATCGACCTGGCGTGATGTCGAGACATTTACGTCCAACATTGAGACCTATGGATTTGATCCTGGTCCAACGGTAATCTATCGAGCGGGATTTAAGACTGGCGAGTATACAAGCGGAACCGCAGACGTTCGGATCGGAATGTAATGGTCGCCAAGCGTTATCAAAATCCCAAGGGTGGTCTCAACGAGGCTGGCCGTAAGTTTTTCGAGCGCAAGCAAGGAGGTGATCTCAAGCCGCCAGTCAAATCTGGTGACAATCCCA